AATTAAGGGACTCGGACCCGCCACAATAGAAAAATTACAAGTAGTAACTTTTCACGACCTATACGATCTGCCTCTTGAAATGATGATAGATGCACTTCAATCCGAGAAACTTGCAGTTAAACTGCATAGAGAATTAGAGAACAGTAAGAACGTTGACTTAGTTGACTTATTACCAGCTTTCTCTATTAAGCTGATAGGACGCACTGCTTCCAACAAGATATGCTCAGTAATACGAAATATTAATGAGATAAATGAAGAAACTTGCAAACAAGCAGGACTCGGCCCAACAGCAACAGATAATTTACTAGATTGGTTAATAGAAGAATTTGCCAATGGGTATGATAGACTTCCTTTCAGATGGCAACAAATTGGTTCACTCCAAAAACAAACAACTGAAAAAGGAGTAGTATGTATCTCAGGCAAACTACAGTCTTACAAAACGAAAGCAGCAGCCACAGAAGTTTTAAACAAAATGGGCTTTCTTGTTAAGAGTAGCTTGACTAAAGATGTAAATATCTTGATAAATGAAAGCGGGGTCGAATCCGCAAAAACACAAGCAGCCCGATTACGGGGTGTTCAAATAATAACAAATTTAAAAGACTTTATAGAGGAAAAATAATCATGGCATTACCAAAATGGACAGATGAAAGAACACAACAACTCACAGATTTTGTTGGTTCAGAAAGCCCTATCTCTCAAGCAACTGTAGCTACAGCAGCAGTTGAATTAGAAACATCTACAAGATCAGTTTCTAGCAAATTGAGAAAAATGGGATTCGATGTAGAGTTAGCATCTTCAGTATCACACAGAACTTTTTCTGATGATCAAGAAGCTACTCTATCAAACTTCGTTACTGACAACAGTGGCGTATACACTTACGCAGACATAGCAAGCTCTTTCGAGAGTGGAGCATTTTCTGCTAAATCAATACAAGGGAAAATCCTATCAATGGAACTTACTTCCCATGTAAAACCAGCTGAGAAACCAGAATCAGTTAGAACTTACTCTCCCGAAGAAGAAGCAACTTTTACCACTATGGTAAACGATGGTGCTTTCGTTGAAGAAATTGCAGCGGCACTAGGCAAAACTGTTAATTCTATCAGAGGAAAGGCTCTTAGCTTACTTAGAAGTGGCGACATTGGCGCTATACCTAAGCAAAAGGTTACTAAAGGCAGTTCTAAAGCTGATCCTTTAGCAGACCTAAATGGCAACATCGGTGAATTAACTGTTGAAGCTATTGCTGATGAAATTGGCAAAACTGTAAGAGGCGTTAAAACAATGCTAACTCGTAGAGGGTTAACTTGTGCCGATTACGATGGCGCAGCAAGAAAAGAAAAAGCATCTAGCTAATTCTTTTTATTTCATCTTGAGATGAGGGAGGTCTATCCTCCCCCGTTTCTTTTTATCTGGGAGGATATACATTGAACTTAACTTCAGCTTTACTGAAGCAGATTATAGTACAGGAAGATTTCGATACTTGGGGCAGCCTAAGGGAGAATTATTTACCTGGCGAGTATCAGGCTCTGTTTAGAGTTATATCCAACCATTTAAAACACTTCAATCACCTCCCAACTTTTGAAGACCTTAAACTATCCATTCGTGATAGAAAACTACAAGAAAAAGTACACGCAATACAGGCAGTCGAAGTAGATGTTGACGCTTGGGTTTTGCTCGAGTACTTAAAAAATGAATATACCCAAGTAGAAATCCTAGGGGAATTAGACTCATTTATTGATAAGACAGTAGCCATTTCTAATGCTGAAGAAAATGTAGAATCTCTACAACAAATAGTTTTAGATATTGGGGATAGAGTTGATTTGAAACCACCAGAAGAAGATATGAAAACAATAAATCTATTTGATTCTGATAAAAATCTAAGAAAGTATCTACCGCTTGGATTAAATGACGATTATGACCAGACTATGAAATTTTCTCCAAGAGATCTTATTCTTATAGGCGGACGTAGAGGGGCAGGTAAAACTTTTACTTGTGTTAATATTGCTAATAATGTTTACAATCAAGGTAAGAGTGCCATCTATTTTACAATAGAAATGGATAGTCGTGCTATTCTACAAAGAGCTTGTGCATTAGGTGCAAGAATACCGATAGGTAGATTAGCTACTAAGAACTTGACAAATGTTGAGTGGAATAGAGTAGCAGAATGGTGGGCAGGAAGATTTGAAGGCGGAGTAGATTTATTACCTGAATTCTATGATAATAGAGATTTTGATTCTTTTCATAGTACGCTTACGAAAAATAAATTAAATAAAGACAGACAAATAGATGTAGTGTATGACCCTGTACTAAGTCTTTCTCGAATACGAAAAGAATTGGAATCAAAAATAAATCAAACAGATGTAGGTGTAATTATAGTAGATTATATAAACCAAGTAAAACGAACAAATGTGCCGTCTAAAAGCGGACAGTATGACTGGACAGAGCAAATTGAAGTAAGTAAGACTCTGAAAAGCATGGCTCAGGAATATGAAGTACCTGTATTCTCTCCTTTTCAAACAGACAATACAGGAGAAGCTAGATTTGCAAAAGGAATTCTTGATGCAGCAGATGCAGCCTTTACTATTGAAACATGGGCTCCAGAAGATGAATGTATTACATTCAACTGTACAAAAATGAGAAGTGCAAAAATGGAAGGATTCACAAGTGTAATGGACTGGGAAACACTAAAAATAGGCCCTCAGTCAACAATGAACCCTAAAGATAGGGACAATTTAAAAGACAGTTTAGCAACAGGAGAAGATATACATGACGCAGTATGATGACGAAGTAAGAGACCATAAACTAAAAATGGAAGCAGAAGAATGGGGAAGAGAAATTAAATATATTTATGCTGATAATGGACTTTTAACAATAGCATATAATAATGGCTCTTTTAGGTATGAAGAAACAAAAAAGAATGGAAAAGTCTGGACAGAGTATACGGACGAATTAAAAAAAGAAACCTTATTTAAGAAATTTTTACAATGGGTAGCAGATAGAGAAGTGGGGTTTGACATTGGCAAGCGATAGAATAGGAAAAACTGCAGCGTCATTAGTAGCCGTACCCCCTTTTGAAATAAGAGCAATTACAACTAATTTTATATTAGCTCAACCAAAAGTTGAGGACAATATAAGAAATGTACCGCTAAATGAACCACTAGTAGAAAGTATATTAATGGAGGGTATTAAAAATCCTCATTTATGTATGGAAAACTGGTACCCTATAGCGGGAAGTCAAAGAATAAGAGCGGTAGCTCATATTAGAGACAATATAGATGAAAACTATAATTTAAACATAACAGTCCACAGGTTTTTAGGAGACTACCACAATGTATTTTACTTGTGGCCAAACAAGGAACTTGTTGACAAAGCCGTGGCCATTTGGTTTCAACTACAAGAAGTAGTATTTAAAAGCCTCTACTACCCACATGAAGTTGATGGGCAAGGGACGCAAATGACCGATTACGAAGACTTAGGCGAAAAACTAAAATGGAAACATGATAGAACTAATAATGGCTTACATTCTAATAATAATCCTATGGATAGTACTGAGTTAGAATGAGAGTAGACGAACTACTACAAGAAAGAAATGTAGACTTTAAAGTTTCTGGCAGAGACTATTTAGTCAAATGTTTAAACCCTGAACATGAGGACAAGAGTCCTTCTATGAGAATAGATAATCTTACAGGGATTTTTCATTGCTTTGCTTGTGGGTTTCGAGGGAGTATCTTTAATCACTTCGGAGCAGCAGCTAACTTCTTAGAAATAAGGAGACAAAAACTAAAAGATAAAATAGAGGAAACAAGAAGTTCAAGTGTAGGTTTTGACTTTCCAATAGGGTTCACACCTTATGTGGGAAACTGGCGTGGAATAAAGCCCGAAACATATAAACACTTTGAAGCCTTCTTACATCATGATAGGAGTTTCAACGGCAGGATCGTTTTTCCTATTCGTGACATTACGGGAAAAGTAGTAGCATTTAACGGTAGACATATGACTATGACCGAAAGGCCAAAGTACTTAATATATCCTCCCCAAGCCGTTATGCCGCTTTTCCCCTCTAATGTTAAACCAATAAAAGGCAAGATAATTCTTGTCGAAGGGATTTTTGATATGATAAATCTTTTCGACAAGGGTTTATCTAATTCAGTATGTTGCTTTGGAACAAAGAACATAGATGAAGATAAATTATCTATTCTTAAAATGCAGAATGTAGATGGAGTAGATATAGTATTTGATGGGGATGAAGCTGGACAATCAGCTGCAGAAAACATAAAGATCATGGCAGATAAGGTAGGACTTATTTCTAGGAATGTAAACTTAGGAGCTAATATAGACCCAGGCGGTCTTGCTGCTAGTAAGGTTACCAGTTTGAGGGATAGGTTATATAGTTCTTGACATGGCGCTTAAAATTTGATATAATATAATAATGAATAAAATTGCACTAATAGAGACTAAACCAAGTAGAACTAACTATATAGATAGATTCGATAATAAATTTGAATTTGATAGATATGCACTATGCTCAGATAGAAGTAAAAAGAAAGTACTTAAAGCTGACGTAGATATAGAAATTAACATTGACGATTATGATTGGGTTATACTCATAGGTTCAGAGGCACTTAAAAGTTATACTTCTGCAAATTCAATAACTGAGTATAGTGGGAGATGTATAGATGATAAATTCTTACCAGCTATTAATCCTGCTATGCTTTCGTTTAAACCTGAAGCTAAGCCGTTATGGGACGAAAGCAAAAAGAATATTATAGAGTATATTAGTGGAGATTTAGTAGTAGAAAAAGTAACTTCAGAAAACGCATTAGGCATAGATACCGTAGAAGAGGCTAAAGGGTTTTTAGAAAAGGCACTTGCACACCCTAATAAATTTATAGCACTTGATTCAGAAACCACAGGATTATACCCCAGAGATGGGTATATGCTTGGATTTAGTATATCTTATGAAAAAGATAAAGGCGCTTATATAGTAACTGATGTTATTGATAATGAAGTTGAGGAATTAATGCAAAAGTTATTTAACGAAAAACAAGTAGTTTTTCATAATGCAAAATTTGATTTAGCCTTCTTTGAATATCACTTTAATTTTAAGTTTCCTAATTTTCATGATACAATGTTACTTCATTATTGCTTAGAAGAAGTACCAGGCACACATGGATTAAAACAACTTGCAATGAAGCATACTCCTTATGGGGATTACGAAAAACCAATGCAAGATTGGATAGCTAACTATAAAAAAGCTAATAGAATACTTAAAGATGACTTTCAATGGGACTCAATTCCATTTGAAGTAATGAAAACATATGCTGCTATGGACGCAGTAGTAACTCTATTAGTATTTGAAAAGCTATACCCAGCAGTTATGAAAAACGCAAAGCTTTTATCCGTATATGAAAATATACTTATTCCAGCATGTAGATTCTTAACAGATGTACAAGATGTTGGTGTTCCTTTTGATAGGGATAGACTTGCTAAAGGTACAGAGTTAATGCAACATGACATTGATTGTGCAGTAGCAGAACTATATGCTTTTGAAGAAGTACAAAAGTTTGAAAAATTAAAAGAAAAAGAATTTAATCCAAATAGTACAGTTCAATTACGAGCTTTATTATTTGATTTTGTAGGACTTAAACCATCTAAGAAAACAGCTACAGGAGCGTATTCTACAGATGCAGAAGTTTTACAAGGACTAGCAGAGGTGCACTCAATACCTAAACATATTCTTTCTATAAGACAAAAGTCAAAGATAAAGAATACTTATTTAGATAAAATATTACCTCAGTTAGATAGAGATGACAGATTACGCACAGGGTTCAACATACATAGTACAACCTCTGGCAGACTATCATCTAGTGGTAAAATGAATATGCAACAAATACCACGAGATAACCCTATTGTAAAAGGGTGTATTAAAGCCAAGCCAGGCAATAAAATAGTTGCAATGGATTTAACAACAGCAGAGGTGTATGTCGCTGCTGTACTTGCACAAGACAAAAACTTACAACAAGTATTTCAATCAGGCGGTAATTTTCACAGTAGTATTGCTAAGTTAGTATTTAACTTATCAGGTGATGTAGAAAATATTGTAACTGATTATCCTACTGAAAGGCAGGCAGCAAAAGCTGTAACTTTTGGTATTATGTATGGTGCAGGCCCAGCTAAAATATCAGAGCAAGTCACTAAAGATAGTGGCAAGTATTTTAGTAGGAATGAGGCACAAGAAGTAATTGATGATTACTTTCGACAGTTTTTCAAACTTAGAGCATGGATAGACCAGTCTACAAAGTATATAATGGATAATGGGTTTATATACTCCTTCTTTGGAAGAAAAAGACGGTTACCCAATGTTCGTTCGGATAACAAAGGCGTTGCTAGTCATGAAGCTAGATCAGGTATGAACTTTTTAGTTCAATCTGTAGCTTCAGATATAAATTTATTGGGAGCTATAGATACTCATAATGAATTAAAACAGATGCCGTGGGGTTCTAAAGCAAATATTTTTGCTTTAGTACATGACTCCATTCTTGCAGAAGTAGAAGAAACAGCCGTAGATTCATACTCTTATTTGCTACGAGAGCATGTTCAGCGGGATAGGGGTCTGTCAATCCCTAACTGCCCAGTCGGCTGTGACTTTGATGTAGGAGATGATTATTCCTTCGGAAAGTTTGAAAAGATGTATGATATATGATAAAATAGAATTTCCATTATTTGTAGTTCATACCTCAAATGTAGAACTTATTGATGGTATTTTATGGATTGAAAATCAAGTATTAGATGATAGAAATATGACAGGAAAAACTCTTGGGCTAAGAAGATTACAGAGCCCAATGAAAAGTATATATCCTTTAAAATATATGCTACGAGATATTCCTTCGTATCTAAATCATCAAGGAAAGTTTTATATAGATAGTACAGGTTACTTTTTTGTAAAACAAAAATTGAACAAAGTGGATTTAAAATACCACAAAATTTTAAGAGTGGAAAAAAAGATTATAGCCACAGTGCTATGGATAAAAGATTGC